CGGGTGCCTTCGACCATCATTTCCTTGCCCCAGAACGGGACGATAGGAATGGTGGAGCCGAGCCACGGCGTTTTATCGTGCACTTCTACTCCGTCGATGATGTACTGGCAGACCTTCGGATCGTCTACCGGGCGCCTGTCCATAATCTGGGCGCCTTCCGGTACTTCATCGAGAAATGCGGTCCTGCCGTCGTTCAACAAACAGAGCGTGCGCTTGGTGTATTCCTTCAGCCAATATTCGGCCACCTGCACGTTGTCGCCGCCGACTCCTGAGCCGATCCACTGGGGGGCCGGGTTCTCGGTGTCGGTGTAGAAGCTCTGCCGCACCACTTCGGTATCGGCACCGAATTTGCGCTCAAAGTTGCCTTTGGAATAGTTGGTTAGAACGAAGCAATACTCCGCGTCTGAGCGGTCATACTCGCGGGCGTCGGGGTCGAAAAGCACCGAGAACTGGTTGGCGATCGGTTCGATTCTCAGTTCTTGCTCGAAGCTGCGGTCTTTGTAGCGGGTGGTGACTCTGACGAATCCGCGGCCGCTCGTGACCTGGTGCTCTCGCGCCTGGTCGTACGCAATATCCGAATCGGTTTCGTACTCGATGTGGCGGACGCGCCCTTGCAGCATTTCGGCGGTTGCGGTCGTTCCGCCGTCAAGAGGAGTCAGGCGGATTGAGGGTTTCGACTGGCGCCCGTCATTGACCACTTTTGCGGTGTAAATGCCCAGCTTGTTTTCGGTCAGGCAAGGCCGGTCTGCCACTCGCCGCGATTCGCGCGCCGCATCGGTCCATTGCTGGCCAGCAACGAAAAGCACGTCGTCTGCTGCTTCTTTGCGGTCTACCGCGTCACAACTGAGAGCGTAGGTATACCGCTCCCGTGCGAGGTGTAGGAAGGAAATCGAATCTTTGACGTCAGCAGCCACGCCGGTTTATCGGCAGACTTGGGATACTGGAGTCCTGGGCCGCCGGCGGGTGGTTTCAGGCGATAGCAGGCCGCGCCGCGAGGTTGTCTGCTGGAATGTGAAGCCATGGAAGACCCCGAAGAGCCAACCCCCGACGACAAGGGCGACTTTGACGAGCCGGAAGCCTTCGACCCGAAAGACAACAGGTACAAGTGGCCAGAGGATCGCAGATGATGAACCGCCGCGCTTTCTTCGGTGCTCTTACCGGTATTGCCGCTATTGCCGCACTCGACCCTGAAAAGCTGCTGTGGGTGCCGGGTAAGAAGCTGATATCGATTCCACGGCGTGCGGCACGTCCGTTCTTGGCAGTGGGCGATATCGTGCAATTCAAGGGCTGGCTTGGAAAATACGTCGTGACGGAAGAGGCTGAACTACTGGCGGATGTCAGCGCCGCTCGATTTGCGTTTTTGCCGTCAGCTCATCCACCCTTGCGCCGAGTGTTCCCGCCGCCGCGCCTTACGCTCGATGACAGGGGCCACGGGCTGAGCGAACGTTAGGACTAGCGCGTCTCCGTCATCCGGTGAACCCACGCCGCGCTTTTGCATTGACTGCTTGCTCTCCAATACCAACTGGTTCGTATTATTCAGGTGGTACCCAGGCCCGCACAAGTCGATTTCCAGCCGCTCATCGTTCTTATCGATCGCTCCGCGTGGTAGCCAGTCCTTACAGGCGTTCCACATGAACGCGCGCATATTGAGCATGTGAACGTCTGACGACTTGCCGCCGAAATTCACCTCCACCACGTTCTGAAATCCCATCGTGTGCAGCCGTTCGACAATCGGGGCGCCGAATGCTGAGTCAACGAACATAGCCGCAATTTTGCGCTCTGGCGACTTGTCCGCGAGCAGTTCCGCCAGTTTCCCGATTACGACTTGCCGGTCTCGCCCGTGCTCGCCTGGAATCCGGATAGGTGGAATGGTCCGCGCATCGAACCCTCGGCGGAATCGGATCACGTTCCAGCTTTCGCCGCCTCCGGAGACATCCACGCCCACAATTAGCGGGTCATCGCTGAGTGATAGAGGCTCGTTTTGCTGGGCCTGCAGCACGCGCGTGCTGTCGATGAATTGCAGCTCTGATGCCGCCGGCGGGAGGCCTCGCACGCGCACTTTGAAAAAGTCCGAGTCTTCGCCATACGTGAGCAACCATTCCTGAATCTGTTCCTTGTTCGTAATGGCTGAGGTACGGGAGTCGATCGACCGATGGTTCCACAAGTCGCGCTGGCCGCCAAAGCAAACCTTGTGCAGTTGGCCATCATTACGTGTCGGGTTACCGAAAATGAATTCGAAGGGTTCCCCATCGGTCAAACCTCCCTCCGCTACTTCAAAGATCATGTCCGGTACGGCCGAGCCTTCATCGAAGATATAGAAGCTGCTCGATGTCGCCGAGTGCTGCCCTGCGAAGGCTTCCGAGTTCTGCTCTTTGCAAGTCTGGGCACTGCAGAACCACGTTTCCGGGAACTGGTTCGAATACATGCGTTGCGTGGTGATGGTCCACCAGTGGGCGTTGATGGATAGGCGCGTCCACTTCTGAATCGAGGCCCAGGTCTTCGTGGAAAGCTGGGTGAAGGTGTTGGCCGTGATGGTGCCGATTGAATCCGGCCGCGTGCTCATTATCCAGTTGGTAAGCCACGCAACCAGAGTCGATTTGCCGATGCCGTGGCCACTGGCCGCCGCCATGCGTACGGGCTTGACCGGGTGCACGCCGTCGAACTTCCGCGCCCTTACTTCGCGGCCGAGGTCTTCCAGGAATTCGCGTTGCCAGGTGTCCGGGCCGCTGAAATCCTCGAGAGCGCCCTTTTCACCCCACGGGTACGCGAACAGAACGAAGCCGAGGGGATCATCGTAATAGGTCGAGATCTCGTCGGCCAGCAGTTCATCAGGCGTCTGGTTCGGGCTCGCCATCTTTGTTTCGTTTCGCCGCCCGCTTCCGGCCGGCCGTCAATCGCTCCACAATATTCACCGTGCCGGTAACTTCGTGCTCGATGCGATCGCGATACTTGCGAGGCCTCCAGCCTTTCAAGAGGAACATCAGCATCGTGTCGGAGAACTCGCGAATGCAGAGCGGTTCCTTGCTGTATAGCGTCTTGCCCTTGCGCTTCCGCACCGCTCCAGCCTTCGTCATAAGGGGCGGGTAGGTAAACTGCCCTTGGAACACCACAGGCTTCAGCGTGCCCTGATAGGAGCGGCGTACGGCCTCGTCTTCGAGCTGCTGGGCCGCTTCTTCTTTCGCGAGTTCGAAGAGCGCCGCGTAGTCGGGATCTTCAGCAAGCCACGTGTAGTGTTGCCGCCTGGAAGTTTCAGCCGCCTTGCATGCTCGTGTCACGCTGGCAGTCGTCCGGAACGCGGAGAGCACGGCCTTTTGACGGGCAAGTGTGCCGGGGACAGTGATCACAAATGAAAGTTGCCGAGGTGGCCGCTAAACAGCCAGTACAGCAACAGGATGATGAGCAGTACGCCGACGATGCCGAGGTGGGGGCCGTAGCTGGGGGCGTATCCGGGCGCCGCGGGGTTCTGCCCGTAGTAGCGGTTATATCCGAAGAATCCCCCGCCGCAGAGGAGCACAACCAAGATGATGAGTAAGAGCATTTTGAAACCTTCCTTTTTACTTGCTGACAGGTGGAGGCGACGGGAGCATCGTGCCATTCGGCGCCACCACATACACGGGCGGTTGCGCTGCGCTGCTTGATGGCCGGGTGAAAACGAACGCGCCCACGGTGATCAGGCCGACTATCAGGGTGACCACGCCCAGGAGCACGGCCCATGCCGCACTGATGCCTTGCGTTTTGCCGGTGCCGGTAGCCCGCGACTCGCGCAGGCTCTTCATTTCAACCACCAGCTCGGACAGCATGGGATCGGATACCGCCTGCTTGCCCTTGCCTTCGTAGCTCGATCGCTCCAGTGAAGAAATGCGATCGCTAATCTGTTTGACGGTATCGGCGTTCTGTGTTGCCAATGCAGCGGCGGTAGAGGTCAACGAGTTGCGCAATGTTTCAGCCTCTCGCGCTTGGCTCGATGCCAGTGCATTGACAGCCGTCAACGTCTGTTCCGCTGCGCGGGTGACGGCCAACTGATCGACTTGCCGGATTGCGTCGAGGCGTGAGGATTCCTTGGATGCGAGTTCCCGCGAGTGAGACGCCCGTAGTTCCGCCATCTCCTTGTGGTGAGCTACCCCGCTCGCATTGAGTTCGTCATGCGCTTGACGAAGATCGTCCTGGCGATTGATCGCCGCATGCACCAGGTCGAGGACATTTTGTGTCGGGTCGATAACCGGCCCGCCGTGCATGTCAACGCCTAAACCCGTACCATCTCTTTTGCGTCTGGGGGTATCAGGCATGCTCACGCTACTTGATCACGGGCGCGGGTGTCACAAGAGGCGGGGTGTCCTTCACAAACACGCCCGACTTGTTGAGGGCGCCCACCACGGTATCGATGAGGCCGCCGATTTGCTGTACCTGGGCCACTGGGATCTGTTGCGCCACGCCGGCGCCCGCCGTGATCACCTGCAAGACAATCTGTTTCTTGGTGGCGCCGGGCAAGCCATGCGTAGCAGCTTCGATGGCTACGACGCCTTGCAGCACGACGGGAAGATATTGGAATAACAATTTAAGCCAGTTCATTTAGAAATTGGGTCCTTTATGCTGCTTGAGTCTTCGCGGGCTCTTCCATGCGGAAGGTTTTCACGGGTCTCGATCCAGTCCGCTCCGTGGTCAGGAATTGGGCCTTGTCCTCTGCACTCCAAGTGGCGCTGATGGCGTCGAATGCCGCGAAGGTGAAGCCGCAGAGTTGAACGAAGACGGCCTTTTTCAGCTTGCGGTACAGCCTGAATTTATCGAGCGGTTGCTTTTCGTTTTCGCGCAATCCGAGCACGGCCGAGAATTGAGCACCCTTTACGGTCAGGGGTAAAT